CGGCAGGCCAGCAATCTCGACATACTCTTTCGCGTACATGCCGCCACCATCCGGTCGGTAGCCTTCATAGCGATCGAGCGCAGCCTCGCACGCTGGCGTGATTCGCCAGATGCCGCCGCGGCATTCGAAGCCGGGCGCGTGGATCACATCGGCAACGCCGCGAAAAACGAGTCGGGTGTCGCGAAGGATAAGCGGGCCGAGCGGTTCCGCGGCCGGGCAACGCCGCGACATCTGATCCTTGTGAAGGTTTGACCCGTAGGCGAAATACAGCACGTTGATTGCTCCTGATTTTTGATTGTTGGTTGAGGGAAAAGAGTGACCGCCCTTAGAGGGCGGCCAACCGTTGCGCGCGCGAGCGGAGGAAAGCGGCTTCCTCGGGAGTCGCGTCGATGACCTCGAAAAGGCCGTCCAAGGTCGGAGGCACCGCGCCGTTGCCCGTGGTCGCCTGCAAGAAAAACCGCTCCTTGCCGCGCGACTTGATGACGCGAACCTGCAAGCCGGCGATGGCGGCTTGGCGTTTGATTGAAAGCGCGCGGAACCCGTGCGCGGCCCTGATTTCTTCAGCGGTGGCGCCTTCCGGCTTGGCGATTGCTTCCGCAACCGCGCGGGCCTTGGCGTCGAGTCGGGAGAAATCGCGCGCGATGGTCGCGCCGGTTTCGGCCCCGGTCTTGCCGGCATTCGCCGCCGCGACGAGGCGGAGGCAAATCGTGATCCAATTACTCGCCTTGTCTGCGTCTACCGTTCCGGCATGCTGGCGAAATTCTACGGTGCCGTGCTTGCTGTACGCTTCTAGATTGACTTTGTGATAGCGCGTTCCGGCGGCGCCCGATGAGCGCTGAATCGCGTAGCTCAATTCCGAAACCGTGGTCGCGCGATCGATTGCGGCCGAGTCGATAAGCTTGACCGACTTGCAATAAGGCGCGCCGTTCTGGCGGCGCGAAGCCGGCATGATTTGATCAATCGAGTCTTCGAAGCGCCCGTAAAGCTTGACCAAATCCTTGAAAAAATCGATGCGGCGGGTTGGCGCTCCTACGTGAACGTGAAAGCCGGTGGTAGTATTGACGCTGCAACCGATTGCTTTGAGCGCTTCCGCGACTTTGCGAACCTGCTCGATTCCGGTATCGCCCTTGAGAACCGGCGAAACAAATTCGAGTCCTTGGCCGGCGCCGCGAATCGAGCCGTCGTGAACGATCTTCCAAGCGTCGGCCGGGGCGCGACCGGTTGCGGTAAAAACCGGGAGTCCGGTAAGCTCTGTGACCTTCCGCCCGGCGGCTTCCCGCGAGAGGGGCGAAAGTATTTCGAATTCGGCGCCGAAAGTAAGAGTAGAAAGAGAGGGGTGCATTTTAGGCTCCTGGGGGGTGGGGCTCCGTGCCCGACCGTCTGGAAAAACAGTAGCCAAGCCCTGCACGCAGTAAAGCCAAACTTATCATTTTTTGGGGTATAATTTTTCAATCTTTAGTTCATATTGGGAAAAATCGTTCAATCGGGGGCTGTAGCCCTGGGAAAGGGGCCAAAATGGCCGAAAATGCGCCTTCGAAAACCGAAGCCGGGACCGTTTCGACAGCTTTGGCGATGTCGCTCCTATTGATGGAGCACCCCGACGAATTGAGAAAATTGCAGCGCGCCGGCTACATCAAGCCGATCGGCAAGGACAGTTGGCGGCTGGCCGATCTCATCCGCGGCTTCGCCAAGGCCGCGCGCGACACCGCGCAGCTCACCGATAGCGCCACGCTCGCACGTTGTTGGGGCCTCGCCGTCTCGCGCATCTCGCAATTTGTTGCTGAAGGCTGGCTGAAGGCCGCGGGGCGCAAGGGCCAATACAATTGGTTTGAAGCCAATCAGAGTTATGTCCGCTGGCTGCGCGATCAGGACCGCAAGACATCGAAATCCGCCAGCGACAGCCGCATGCGCGATGCCAAGGCACACGAGATCGAGGTTCGCACCCGGCAGCGGCTAAGTCGTTTGGTCCCACTCGAAATCTACGAGGAAATGATCGACAGCTTCGCGGGCGTGGTAAGAAGCGAGTTCGCGGGATTGCCGGCGGCAGCCACCCGCGACCTGACGCTGCGCCGGATCATCGAGCGGGAGGTCAATGCAAGACTTCGTAGGATCGCAGAGCACGCACTGGCACAGGCCGTTCGCTTGGAGACGGTTCGCGGGCTTGATGATGCCATCGGAGCCGATGGAGCCGGACCAGTGGGCGGCGGCCAACAGGACATATCCGGCAACGGCAGCGGTTCCGGGGCCGCGTGATCCGCTCCTAACGCCCTACGTGGTCGAGCCCGAGCGCGCCATCGCCAGCGGCGCCTACAAGCGCGTCGTCATGGTGATGGGCGCGCAATCCGGCAAGAGCGAAGCAATGCTCGATGTGGCCGGGCAGCGGCTCGACCAGCGGCCGGGGCCGATCCTCTATGTCGGCCCCAACAAGCAATTCCTCACCGAGCAATTCGAGCCGCGCGTGATGGCGCTGCTGGACGAGGCGCCAACCCTCATGGCGAAGGTGGCGCGCGGCAAGCGCATGACCAAGACCCGCAAGGTGGTGGCCGGCGTGCCGTTCCGCTTGGCGCATTCGGGATCTAGCACCGCACTCAAATCCGATCCGGCAGTCCTCGCGTTGGTCGATGAATACGACGAGATGCGCGACAACGTGAATCAGCAGGGCGGGCCGCTTGGCCTGGTCGAGCGCCGCGGCGACACCTTCGCTGACTTTGTTTGTGTCGTGACCTCCACGCCCAAACGCGGCAGAGTGGCCGCGACCAAGGATGAAATTTCCGGTCTGTGCTTCTGGGACATCGCCGTGGCCGAGGACATCGAGAGTCCGATCTGGCAGCTCTGGCAGCAAGGCACGCGGCATCACTGGTGCTGGCCATGTCCCTGGTGCGGCGAATTTTTCGTGCCGCGCTTCAACCTCCTACGCTATCCGCTCAAGGCCCGGCCGCTCGAAGCCGCGCGCGAAACATTCTTGGAATGCCCGCACTGTGCCGGCGTCATCGAGGACCAGCACAAGGCCGACATGAACGCGCGCGGGCGCTATGCGGCGCCGGGCCAGAACATCGACAAGAGCGGCGTGGTGCATGGCGCCCCGGCCGAAAGCAAAACCATCTCGTTCTGGGTGTCGGGGTTGGCATCGCCATTCGTCACCTTCGGGGAGCGGGTCGCGGTGCTGGTCGAGGCGCAGCAGTCGGGCGACGACGCGATGGTGCAGCAGGCCATCAACGCCGGCTTTGGCGAGCTGTATTCACCGGGCGGCGGCGAGGTTCCCGAGTGGGTCGAGATCAAGGAGAAATCCCGACAGGCCACCTACAAGCGCGGCGAAGTGCCGGCGGACGTGCTCTATCTGACGCTGGCGTGTGACGTGCAGCGACATTCGATTCCGTGGGTGCTGCGCGGATGGGGCGCGCGCGCGACCTCATGGCTGATCGAGTACGGGTATCTGCGCGGCGACACCGCCGAGGAAGACATCTGGCTCGCGCTGGCCGATCTGGTGGTGCAGCCGGTCGGCGGCTTGCCGATCAGGTTGGCATTCATCGATTCGGGATTCCGGCCCGGCAAGATCGACATGCTGCCGCTCAATCGCGTTTACGAGTTCTGCCGGCGCTTCCCACGGCGCGTGCGCCCCACCAAGGGGTCGAGCACCCCGATGCGAACCCCGCTGATCCTGAACAAGATCGAGGTCAGCCGCAAAGACGGGCGCGCGGCCAAGTACGGGCTCGACCTCGTGCGGCTCGACACCGATCACTGGAAAAGCTGGGTACATGAAAGACTTAGGTGGCCCGACGCTCACCTCGGCGGCTGGCATGTGTTCCGCGGCGTGGACGATGATTACTGCCACCAGCTCGTCAGCGAGGCGCGCATCAAACAGCCAACCGGGCGCGTCGAATGGGTCCAGCGATCGCGCGACAACCACTTTTTGCAAAACAAGAAAGATGGGACTAAGGAGGAAATTGGCAGGCAGCCGGAAACCCAAACCGAGACAGTGGCTTCGACCGAAGCGCCGCCCATTCCATCGCCATTATCGCGCACCCGCAGGGTCAGGCGCATTATCAGATCGAGCTATCTCGGGGCCTAACGTGGCTTCCGAATGCCATCCAATCGCGAAGACTTGCAGGCCAGGATCGCCGCGTTGCAGTCCGAGCTTGCGGCGTTGCCGTCAAGCCCGTTCGTGCAAGAGGTAGCTGGCGCAGCTCGACCGGATGAGCAACCGGCAAAGACCATGCAGGTGCCGCCGCGCCGGCCGGCACCAAGCTCGCTGCCATTGCCGCCGATGCCATCGAACGATCCGGTGGTCATTGCCGGGCAGATCGCCCAGATCACGCAGCTCATCTCGTCGGGCGTCAACAGCGCCGGCTACGGCGACAAGCGCACCGAATTCCGGTCGCTGTCCGACCTGCGGCAAATCCTTGACGACCTCAAGCAGGATTTGGCGGCGGCGCTCGGATTCGGCGGGCGCATCCGTCAGATCAGGATGACCATGCAAGCGGACAAAGGGCTCTAGCATGGGCTTGGTCCGCGACCTCCTGTCAGAAGGCATCTTGGGGCGCTTCGTCTCGCGCACCAACAAGTCGGCAAGCAACTACTATTTCGACGGCGCCGGCCAGCGGCGGCGGCTCAAGTCGTGGATGCCGACGCAGTACACCACCAACGTCATCATGTCCGCGACCGGCGCGCTCCTGCGCTCGCGCGCGCGCGACGCGCTGCGCAACAACCCGCACGCCAACGCGGCCTGTGACAGCTTCGTCGCCAACCTCATCGGCACCGGCGTCAAGCCTTCGTCGCTGCTCACCGATCAGCCGGACCTGCGCGAACAGGTCATGCAGCTTTTCATGGATTGGACGGACGAGGCGGACGCCGACGAGATCGCGGACTTCTACGGCATGCAAACAATTGTGGCGCGGGCGCTGTTTGAAGCCGGCGAATGCTTTGTGCGCTTCCGCAATCGCAAGGTCGAAGACGGCTACACGGTGCCGCTGCAGGTCCAATTGCTCGAAAGCGAAATGTGCCCGTACTGGTTCAACCAGCAGGCGCCGAACGGCAACTGGATCATGAACG